GGGAGTGTAACTCAAACTAATTTGCAACCCTAACAGCGGATTGCTGCTAAGTTTGTTTAAAGGCGGTTGCCTACGCCTCACACACTAACAAGTAACTTGGGTGTGTATCTAAAATGGAAAAGACAGATATCATCGCCTGCCGCGGAAAAGAAGTAAATCTGGCTATTAACTCCTGAATTATGCTTCAACACAATTGTCGCTTCAATGGTCTTCGTTAAAGCAGACAAAGCCGTATAACTACCATACACTGGCCAGTAATTAAAGGGACTAGCATAGGGGAGTCTGATGACGCTTGGGGCTGCAAAACTGGGGGTATTACTTGAGCCAAGCCAAAGACCTCCGTTGCCCATCAAACCTTGGGTAGAAGCAGGAGCGACACTATAGATTGGGTCTGCGAAATCATTGCCACCCGATCCAGTAATCTCACGAGCACCAAAGCTAGCTATGCTCATTGCACTACCTTGTCCATGAAAAGCGTACACAGACAACAATTGAGAACCACGAACACCATGGAACATTGCGGAGTAATAAGCTTGCATATTAAAGAAGCGCGTTGCGCCATAAACAAAGAGGTTACTTGCGCCATTGTAACTCTCCGTGCTTTGCCAACGTCTTGCAGGATTCAATGCAGCAACTTTTGGAAAAGGATAAAAAGGGATCTGGTGTACAAGCTCAACACCATACTCAGCTTCATTGTTATAGAAAGATATAGGACAATCGACAATACTAAATTTAAGGAGCAATGACTTAATACTTAAGAATTGTTCACTAAACAACATAGTACCCATAACAGGAGAAGCTGGCAGTCCACCAAGCATAACCATATCAGTGCTAACAATATTTGTCGTATTAACATCACCATTAATTACCAAATTTTCTAACCAGGGTTCAGTGCTGGCACTCTCACGAGCGGCAGTTGCAAAAGGTCTATACAGCCCTACTGAAAAGTTGTTGCTGCATGCCAATGTAGTGGCGATCCCAACACTAAGCGTGGTACCAGGGCCATTCAATGGATTGGCTACAGCAATGATGAAAAAACCGTTTAAACCAGTGGGACTAGTTTCCAATAAGTCGACAAATTTGACTGGGAGAGCATTAAACTCAGAAAGCCAGGGAATGGTTATACTTTGAGAAATATTTTGTGAAATGTCTACAGTAACACACATCGAACGATTAGTTGGGTCATTGGCTAACACTGATCCAGCAACAATAGATGATGGCGAATGAAACATGATAAGCGAACCAGAGTGCATATTGTTGCAGGCAACCATCACCTTAAAAGTAATATCCGAGCGCCAATATTGAAAAGGAGCTCCAATATAACCTCCAACAGTAGTGGTTCCTTCATCAACTGATAAAAACGGAGTGATGGGAATACAATCAAGCACAGTGAGTCTAGCATCCGAGTTGGTCCAAGCGGCAGGACTAACTAACGTTTCCCTCGTGACTAAATTTGACACAAGCATTTCGTCTTCATTGCAAAAACCAGGCTCCAAACTAGAGTTATTAAACAACCCAGTAGTGATAACATCACTCAAACCACCATCACAGGCACTCAGATCAGGATAGGGCTTAATATGCATCGGACGATGTGTTTCTTTCGACAAGGTACGAGAATAGCCTAAAGCTGATGCTAGCGTTGAAGCGGCGGAAAGTCCAGTCGAGACAGGATGAGCTAAAAATCGCTTTATTGAGTCAAACCACCCTTGAGCAATAATCTGCTGAGGAGGAAGCTTAGAGTAACTTCGCGCATTAACAACTAAAGACTCAAAACCAAAATCAGAATTAGGTTTGATATAAACATTAATCTTTGCCGTTGGAGAAACGACAAACACATCACGAACAGGAAAAACGGTTTTGACATACAGATACCAATCTGAGCCATACAAATCTAAATCCACAGCACAAAGAGCAGTTCTATTCATAGACACAAAAGGCAGATCAAATTCTATCTCTGAAGACATCGCAGTATTTATGATGACGGAATCACGTTGCAACATACTGGCGACGCTCATAGGATAATTCTCCGCAAAAGTGGCGTCAGTAACGTCAGCAGGAAGAACAGTAGCTGCATACATAGAATAAGAGGTGGGAACGCCAGTAATCACCAATTTTAATTTAAAACTACCTCTCCAAGTTCTCATTCGCGGAATCAACGTAGCCACTAACGGATTTTGGAAATAAGCTGCAATAACTGGAAAAGGAGTACCAGCAACGTCAGCATCATAAGCCTCACCTCCAAGCGTTAACTCACTCAAATGTGTCCATCTATAAAGACTTTCTGTTGGAGAAACTTTCAGAGCTGCAGGAGTTTCAGCATGAGAAGCTCCAGCTGACGCTTCTTCTGTAACCATATTCATCTTAATCTCTGAAGTGCTATTAATTCGCACATCTTCTGAAACCAATTGAATGGGGACTTCATCTTGCTCTACAAACACAGTTTCTTCCGCTAATTCAATAGCGCGCAAGTCATTGTAGGATCTAAAAGGATAATTTGGATAAATAGAAGCGAGTCTTGACGTAAATTTGTCATATTCAGCTCTACCCTTGTAATACACAGCCAGAGTCATATTACACAAAGTACTATTAATCAGAGCGTCAGAACTACAAGAAGGTTTCTTTTCATAATACATCAATGCCTTGAATATAGACTTATAAGCAAGAGCTGAACGCCATTCTTCCAGTTCTTGATCAAAAAACATTCTAAACTGTAAAAAAACTATGTCATCAAGTTTTTCAAGCGCACTACTAAAATCAGCTTCTTTGTGGCAAGTGGTATATGGAACACCACACTCAGCGAAGCCTTTCTGAATACTAAATTGGTTGTACAAATGTCTAATGGGTTTTGCAATTGTTCCACGACTATCGTCACCCATTACTTCTAAGAAAACAACTTGCCAGAAATCGAAGTTCCAAAGTTCCTCGATTCTATAGAAACTATAAATATGCATAAGAATATTAGCTAAACAATTCAGTAATGCTGTGACCAATTGGCCGGAGATGTTTCCCCCATTAACAAAAGCAACATCAGCCTTAACGATGCGAATTGAGTAACAACATGCTATTAACACGCGACGAATCAAGTTAAGCTCTTCAGGAGAGACTCTGGCCTTCTTCTTAATACTATTATAAAGAGGCTCAAAACAGCCTAAATTGATTTCAACACCAACTTTATCATCTTGCCCCTCCATGTCCCCAGCACTAAAACAATGAGCACTTGCAAAATCTGGAGCAACTTGACGCATTTTCTCAGCAATAGATGCCATGGTGACACGATCATTATAATTGCGGCCTATAGCTAAACCTATATGCAGGCCATGAGCCTGGAAAATATCTAATACAGAGCCTAAGACTATACGTTGAAGCAAAATAAACTGCACAGAACAAATCCAAAAAACTCGCATCTTATTACTATCAAACTTCTTCTTGCTAATAATTTCATCTTTGATTGACCCATTGGCAATGGGCAAAACGATCAAATCTGGGTCTTCTATCATTCTATCCAAAATTTCTACCAAGGAGCTAAGCATTTCATCAGTAATTGCTATGAATTCATTTCCAAGCTGAATAATATCCCCTTTTTTAATGTTATAAGGCAAGCCAGTTGAAGTAGAAGTGTCAACTGGTTTGGAACGGTTGCTGGAGAATGGTATACTATTGCCTGCAAACGCCTGATCTAAAGGTTTAATATACACATTCTCCCAAGGAAATGAATCTAACTTGTCTTCAAGAACGCGCTTGGCTTTCTCCAATACCAATAAATTTGGGGTCGCATTACGAGTATTTTTAATTTTAAGAGTCCAAGGATTAACCCTATTATCAGGATCACCAATATTTGAGCGCCAGACAGGTATTCGCCACTCAGAGGTCTCACCATATTCTTCAGCAAATTGTTTAATAGAGTCATAGGCAGGAACCTTTTCTAAACGCGTCTTAAACCTCTGATTGTGGAATTTGCCTGGCAATGTGCCTAAAACTTCATATGAGGCATTCCCGCCACGAACACCGTGAGCCATCTCAGAATAAGCTGGAAGCGGAAGTAGAGCTGGAGGGTCAAGGAGAGGAGCAGAAGCAAAATTATCTGGAGTAGCAGTATACTTCCATAAGGGCAAAATCCTATCAGTGGGTGTTAAAATAGAAGACTGGACTTTAAGCTGTGTGCGTGTCATCAATTTGATGTCATCTTGAGATAGCAACAGACCCCAACTCGAGTCTATTGGTATTCGCTCTCCTAGTTCGTTCTTGATCTCACTAGCTCCCCAGTGTAACGCGACGACAACAGGGTTATTACCATATTTAACCAAAATCGGCGTTCCGCATAAACCATCTGTAGCGCCAACCCTATCACTTCCTGTCATATTGAGTAAAACATGTGTCGGGTCGGACTGTCTTCCTAGCAAGCCACAACGCAGTTGATTTTTTGGATTATCAGAATACCACGCATTAGCATAACTAGTACGAGAAGTCTCACAAAAGGGTGGCAAAAGATCATAAACACACTTCCCAAGTGGAGCACACAAGTTGGTATCCAAGAGCATCAAGTCTTTAAATGGATGCTGACATAAATTGACACCAATTATGCCCTCAACATCAAAAATTTGTGAACCAAACTGGAACTCTAACTTGAACTTCATGCCTTCATCAAACATATACACACGTGATGCAGTAGTACCATCCGTTAAAGCGGGATAAATGGAATGCTTATTAAAAATGATCTGTCGTGGGGCGATTTTAACCGCCTTAGTACATTGGTATTTCTCCCTTTGCTCTCGATGATCATAATATAAAAAGCGGAGACTACCAGTGTTCTTTTGACAAATCTCAAATCCAGATTCCCAGTTAATAGTACTAGATGGAATAGTAGGAATCTTATTAATGGTCGTCCACACAGCTTCCTTCTTAGGGGCACCTTGTACCACAACTTTGGTGAAAGATTCAGAGGGATCATCAAACGGATTCACGAAAACTTCACTTCGATCTTTAACTGAGACGATCGGCACAGGAATTTGAGAAGGAAGCGGAGCTGGCAAATCCATGCAACGCCGTTTACGATCATCGTCTCGAGGAACGAGTGCACGGTAAAGAGCATAAACTCCAGCAGTCATACTAAGTGCACTCATAATGGCTTTTCCCCAAACTTTGAGTTTAGCAACCTTTTTAAGCGTAGCATTAACATCAGAAGCAAACTGAATAGTTTGTGTAAAAATCGATGGGCTAAATGAGTTGACCAAAAACTTGATACCACTTTCCATATAAAAATTGGTGTTATGGCCTAACCACAATAAAAACCATCGTGACCGGAAAAGAAGAAGCCAATAAACTTGCATAAACAATTTGTAGAAAATCCACCCAGTCGAACTAAAGGTGTATAACAACACGATGGTAGACAGAATATCAAAAGTAGTTATAGACTCTGCGATCTCAAAAAGAATACGGAAGAAACTCCTAACAGAACTACTGGAAGACAAAAGAAGATTAAAGTTATTAATATTACTCTTCATATAATTTTGCCAGTAGGTGTCTGAAGCATTCTGCCCGGACCCCTGCACAGCTATGGCAGTATCGACTAAGACAATCTCTTCTTTGACTTGATCACAAGATTGGAAAGGATTATCCTTAATTGGGTCGCAAGGAAGGTCAGGATGAAAACGAGCAGCGATATTACAAACAGGACACTGTGAATCTCTATCTTTTGATTCAATTGTCGAACTCAGCAATTGCTGCTTATCACGGAAGCTAGTGTAGGTGTCCAAAACCCACCGCTGGAACAAACCTAAATCACAAAACCTGTGCAATCGAGGAGTCAACTGACCTCTTTCCGTCAGTTGAAAAACATCGAAAAACCAGCGAGCTACTTTTGGAGGATTAATTCTCCAATTTTGGCCATCCTGAGTAGAAACTTTTATGACGTAATGAATGCGTGAAAAGTATGCGCCTTCACTTATTTCTAACTTTAGGACATCAGTGCGTTTTGGAATAGCATTCATAGTTTGAACTATCAGCTTTGGGTTATGGAAATTCTCCCCTTTATGATTAACATTAGCGGACTCAGCATTAGCAGCAACCGTATTAACAAAAGACTTAAGTGCACTCACAAAAGTCTTGTCAGTATAATTCGGATTAGCAGGGATAGGTCGAGCATTCGCATCATCCATAACATAAAAATCTTGACTGGGATCATATGTGTCATCATAATTCAAGTTGGGATCCCATGTAAAAGTATTAGTTGGAGAATACTCTCTGTTCTCCGCAAAAGCCAGTAACCTAGCTAACTCGGTTAATAGTGTAGACTTACCTGCCCCAGGGGGGCCAACTAGCAAAAGTGATAAAGGGACTAGTCTTGGCTTAGTTTTAGTGACATTAATCACTAACCTCTGTTTACACTCTCGCAACTTACTCAAAGCTGCTGTAAACTGGAGATAAAGGGCCTTATTCGTACGTTCAGATAGTTCGACTACAGAATAAGAAACAGCAATAGCAAGCCATTTATTAATAAACTGAATATGATCGGGAGCAGCGCACTGATACCACTCACGTGGCAAATAGGGGCATTGTTTAAGATGGTCTTGAACAAACTTTGGATCATAGAAGCCAACACTGAAGCCATGTTCTGACAACAAAGTGGCGCCCATAATCCATTCAGAAGGAGTCGGTTTAGTCTTAATAAAACCTTGAGTGGAGCCAGTAGAAAGATACTCTAAGCAGGCATTAATAACAGATTTAGCCAAAGCAAAAATCTTTTCTATAAAAGTAGCCATGCTGACTTTAGGATTAAGAAACTTTTTAACAAATTTCCAACCCTCGCCGAGGAGTCCAAAGTAACTCAAAATCGACTCATAACAAAACAAACCCATTACGTCATAAATGGTGTCTTCAAATATAGACAAACCTTGAACAACGACATCCTTATTAAGGAGCTCATGAAGAGCGGATTGAGCAGTTTCGATTAATGCTTTTGGGACAAGATAAGAAAAACTAACCAGGAGCTTAAGACATTCCAGGGCAAGCGTTTTCCAATCGGGTAAACGATAATAGCTAACTCCAGCCAGAGCAAAAGCTGTTATAAACCTAACAATGTCTCTACCTTGTTCGCAATTAAGTTGGTCAGCAATGGCGGCGAGTGACAAAGTAATTTCCTGGACACTATTACTAAGAACGTCAATCATAATAGGACGGGTACTATACTTCGTTAAGACTTGATCAAATGGACCAAAACTCTCCTTAGCTACAGAATCAAAAGAATCATAAATTTTCTTAGCAAAATTCTGGAAAGCATGAGGGTAGTTACTGGTTAAAGCTTGCTCCAAATCAAACGCTCCAAATGTTACAAAATCAAATTGGTCTCGGAGAGGGCCAGCTTGGAGAAGAACATTATAAAATCGGGTGACTGCAAAGAGCATAGAGCTATCTAAGACAACAGGACCTCCTAACAATAAAAGAAGCTTGCGAGAGAAGACTTTATCCTCAACACCGTTAATTGAAGTTAGTTTATCAACGAACATATTTTCCGTATACTTGCTACCTTCGTGATCAACTGTGGTAGAGTAAAGATCTGAGGCAGCAAACATTGTACCAAAACTGTCATAATAAGTTTTTTCTGAATCTTTTCCATCTACTTTCAGTTGCTCAATAACAGGTTCAACTAATAAGGGCTTAATAGTATCTGAAGAAGGAACAGGAACCTTACTATTAATCACTGGGCCTAATAAAGGATTGGAAACAGCAAAATCCGAGAGAGTATCAGCAAGAGTAGGAACCGTTGCACCAATATTGACCGAATGACTGCGAGGGCGAACCGGAACAAAGTCACCGTCTCTATCTAACGGAGGGAGCTTACTACCACGAACATAACGAGACTTAATATTACCCCTTCCATGAGGTTCAAGAATACTATTGATAACAGGCTCACGAACCTGAATGGGACGAGAAGGCACTGGCGGAGGAGGCATCTTTGCAACAACTTTACCTTGGACCTGCAAATCGCATATAAAATCAGAAGGAAGTCTAAACATTTGCTCCAATAAAATCTTAGCACGATGTGTGAATTTTAATTCTAATGCCGCGATATACTGATAACCACTTTCATCAGAATAAGTGTCGTACTCATCAAAATCGGCAGCATCACACAATACACGGTTCGTAATGGTAGAAGGTAAAAAGAAAAAACCCATCAAGTAACGATTCATTAATAGTCGGCCCCACTCATTAGTGTCCACACTTGCGTGTTCCTGAAGGTAAGCCCAACGATGAGCCTCAATCTCATCAAAAGCATGATGAAGAATCTTTTTATTAATTGGATCGAAAGAAATAGCTAATCTGGCACCAGGAAACATACCTTTAGGAAACTCAACATAATGGTAAATGCGATTTTTATATGGCCGAACATAAGTGCTATAATAATAATCCTCTTCATCGTGAGCAGGAGGAGAAAAATCGCCTTTAAGGAAATTATGGTTAATAGTGATAACAGGATCAATTATATGGGCTATGAAATGTTGCTGGAAATACAGACTGGTCTCCGGAAATTCAAATCGCTGGTAAACCACTTGCGGAACGGTGTCTACAACCATAGCTTGCACTCTAATACGCTCAGTAGCTTCTGAAGTAGAAGTAATCGGAGAACGAAGGGTCAAGAAGTGCTCAACCGCAGACTGTTGGAACAAAGATTCCTTAGAAACATAGCCAAGACGAGCAGAGTGGTGAGACTGAGCAAGAGCTAGTACTCGCTCAGTTTCTACTTTAAGGCGAGCAATCTCTTCTTGGTGGGGTGGATATTTAGCATCCATGGGCTGTCCGCTGCCAGCGGACGAGGGCACTGTTAAATGTGGTGCGCACATTTGTAAAGAGGCGTTTAATGAGGAGCCACTCATTTCAGTTTTATTTGAAAAAAAATTATTATCCATTTTATTTAATGAGATTTTTAAAGTGTGATTCTCTACACACAACAAAAAATTAAAATGCCTCTCCCATTGTTCATCGTGGAACAACAGGGTCACATTGCAAAAAGAACGCGTGTTTTTACGTTGAAAATGCAAAGTTCGTTAACCCGCACAAGGTTAACATTTGGTTTCTAGTTCACATATTGCCAGGACAATACCAAGGAAGGTATTCTACACACCCGACGAATAGCTATCATTTTTACATCATGAAACGATGTGTCTTAGCATATTTAGAATGCTAACTAACTATGAGTTGGGAACTCATGACCTGTGAAAACAGTTCACAAACTGCAGCAATATTACAATGTCATTGCTGAGTGACAAGATAAATGAGAAAAACAGTCAAAACGACAGCGCAGGGTGACCGGCCCTGAGCTCAGACGACAACAAAACCCAAAAGAGGGGGAACAACCCCCAAATCGACGAAACATATCGAGCGCCGAGCACGGAACGTACAGTTCAAACGGATCGTACAGATCAATAACATATATATACAAATAATCAAATATGGTTAGAAAAGGCTGAAAACCATACTCTGAATGATTATTACCAACATAAAAACGATCAGGCCAC